CCCCCCGCCGCCCCCACGACCGGGGGCGCCCCCGGCCGCCGCGCCTCCGGCCGCGTCATCGCCGACGTCCCCCACGCCGCCGCCACCGAGTTCGGCCACGCCACCCCAGCCGGCACCCCCGTACCCGGAGCCCACACACTCGGGATCCTCGCAGCCGCCAAGTCCGCCCGAGGCAGGAGACGCAGATGACCACCTTCACCGACCCCGTCGCCGTCCTACGAGCCGCCACCACCCAGGCCACCGCAGCCCCCACCACCAAGATCCTGGACGCCGCCTTCACCGCCGGGCCCATGCCCCTGGCCCACGTCCACCTCCTCAACACAGGCCCCACCGACGACGTCGACCGCACCGACACCATCGGTATCGACATCTACGCCACCACCCCCACCGGCCCCCACCAGGACGGCGCCACTGCGCTCGCGGAGCGTCTGCTGTCCGCCCTGGGTGAGTCGCCGGTGGCCACGGATGAGGGTTTCGTGGACTCCGTGGAGGTGACGAGCTGCCTGGGGGTGCGTCCTTACTTCGAGGCGGTTGAGGTCGTCTCCATGGTCCTGTCCGTCACTCACCGTCCGCTCACCTGAACCCGCTCCGAAAGGAACTCGCCTCATGGCAACCACCACCATCGCCGCGCTGAAGAAGAAGCACAACCGGCGCGGTAACGTCCGCAAGGGTCTGAACGCCGTCTCATTCCTGGCTCCTACCTCCGTCGACCTGCCCGAGGCTCTGACCGATGCCGGTGGCCAGCTCAAGGAGCTCCCCGCCGGCTGGTTGCCGGTCGGCCTGCTGACCAAGGACGGCATGACGTTCTCCGCTGACGCCAGCGTTGAGGAGGTCGAGGCGCTCGGCTACGTCGAGTCCGTGCGCACCGACCTGGTCAAGGCGCCCAAGACGGTCAAGCTCAGTGTGCTCGAGCCCTACCGCAAGCACCTGCAGCAGCTCGTCTACGGCGTCGACCTCTCCCAGGTCAAGGCCAACAAGGACACCGGTGAGATCGTCTTTGACGAGGCCCCGCTGCCCCTACTCGAGGAGTTCCGGCTGCTCACCATCATGTCCGACGGTCCCGCCGACGACGAGTGGCTTGTCGGCCGGGGCTTCCCCCGCGTCAAGCTCGGCACGATCCCTGAGGAGGCGTGGAAGTCGTCCGATCCGGTTCAGTTTGACCTGGAGTTCTCCGTGTTCTCCGATGAGGTGCTGGGCACGCCCTGCCGCCATTACCTGGGCGGCACTGGTGCGATCAAGCACCTGGACGCCATCGGCTTCGAGAAGGCCGTCTGAGCCCGGTCTCTCGCCTCATCGTCGGGTCGGCGGCCGCTGATCTCCCCGGCCGCCGGCTCGACCACCACCCCACAGGGGAGATCCCGCACGCAAGGAGGAACCCGTGCTCACACTGACCAAGACCATCACGACTGACGACGGCGCTGACATCGCCCTCGAGCGCGTCACCGACGACCCCGCCGAAATCACGACCCTGCGCGCCTCGGGCTGGGAGCAGGGTGCCGACGACGCCGAGGCTGAGATGAGCTCCTCCTCCGAGTCCGCACCGCCCGCACCGCCCGCACCGCCCGTGCCGGCAGTCCCGGCCAAGGCCCTCACCAAGCTGTCCTGACCACCAACCGCACAAAGGGAGATCACCTATGACCACGAAGCCGACCCTGACCCTGTCCGCCCTGGAGAAGATCGACGGTGCTGCCGACCCTGAACCCTTCACCCTCGGGCTCAAGTCCAAGGTCGTCACCTTTCCTGACCCTTTCGCGCTGAGCGTCGAGGAGAGCGAGAGGCTCATGGCCGACCTGGAGGGGACCACGTCGATCAAGGAGACCCTGAACCGGTGGCTCAGCCAGGAGGACGCCGAGCTCATCGTCAAGAGCCTCAGCGTCCGGAAGGTCCGGGTTCTGCTCGCAGAGGTCAAGAAGCACTATGCGGAGTTCCTGGGTGACGAGGGGGAAGGCAGCGCCTCCGCGACCGCCTGATCCGGTACCGGAGGCCCATCACCCAGGACCTCGCGGAACAGGGATGGGACGTGCCGGCCCTGTTCCGCGCGCGGCGCTGGACCTTCCTGCTCGACCTCATCGACGGGCTGCCCAGCCACTCGCGCACCATCTCGGCCATCCTCAACGACACCGACCGGGCCGAACTGATGGCCGAGGCCATCCTCGCCCAGGAGGACGAGGACGACGCCGAGGAGGAGAACGCCTCTTTGGTCGGCCAGACACCTGAGGTCCGCATCCTCCAGGACATCGCCGACATCCTCATCTCCACGGCCGGCGGCAAAGAGACCTACCCCCGGCCCGTCCCCGTCGTGACCGCCGTCGTCGAGGAGATGCGTACTTCCCAGACCCTGGCGGCCGCGAACGACGTTGTTGCCGCCCTGACCCCCTGGGCGCTCGAGTAACCCGCCCCATGGGGCACCACACAGCTCACGAGAGGTGGTGGTGCCCCATGACAAACTTCCAGGCAGGCACCGTCTTCGTCGACGTCGTCCCCTCCATGAAGGGCTTTCTTAAGGACATCAACGCCGACGTCAAGGCCCAGATGCCCACAGCCGGCAACGAGGCGGCAAGGTCCTTCGCCGACGCCTTCAAGAAGACCACCTCTTCCACCGGCGCCGACATCGCCAACTCCTTCGCCGACCCGCTCGGCAAGACCACCGCCCGCCTCAAGCAGGAAGCCACCGCCGCCGGCCAGGCGCTCGCCTCCGCCCAGAAGGAGGTTGCCGCTTCCTCGGGCAACCTGGCACAGGCCCGTAGCCGCGAGGAGGCCGCCGCCAAGTCCCTGGTCACCGCAGAGAACAGCCTCAACCAGGCCCGCTCCTCGGGCAACGCCACCCAGATCGCGCGCGCCGAGGAGGGCTACGCCCAGGCCCTGGACCGCTCCAAGGCGGCCAACAAGGCCGCGGACCAGGCCGCAGCCGACCACTCCCGGGCCATGGGCAAGGCCGCCACCGCCGCCCGCGACACGGACCAGGCGATCGGCGCCCTGGCCTCCAAGACGGGCCGGACCAAGCGTGAGGTCGCTGAGGCTAACCCCGCGCTGAAGACATACGCCACCAATCTCGGCCAGGTCGACGCAGCCGCGGAGAAAGCCGGCGTGGCCACCGCTCAGACGGGCGCCAAGGTCTCCTCCGTCGGTTCATTGGCCCGCTCGGCGATCGCTCCTGTGCTCGCCCTCGGCGCGGCCGTCGGCATCGGAGGCCTTGCCTCGGAGGCCATCGAGGCGTCCGACGCCACCGACAAGTTCGTCTCGACGCTCCAGTTTTCCGGACTGGACACGTCGACTATCGACCGGCTCAAGGAGTCGGCTCAGAAGTACGCCGACGAAACCGTTTACGACTTGGCCGATATTCAGCAGATCACCGCGCAGCTTGCGTCAAACGGCGTCGACGGGTTCGATAAGCTCGCAGAGGCGGCAGGCAATTTAAATGCTGTCGCAGGCGGGAATGCGGACACTTTTAAGTCCGTCGGAATGGTCATGACTCAGACCGCCGGACAGGGAAAGTTGACGACGGAGAATTTTAATCAGCTTTCTGACGCTATTCCTGGCGCCTCCGGGAAGATCCAGAAGGCCCTACTCGACATGGGCGCCTATACCGGCAACTTCAGGGACGCGATGCAGAAGGGGGAGATCTCGGCTGACGAGTTCAACGCCGCGATCCTCCAGCTCGGCTCCGATGAGACAGCGGTCGCTGCCGCCAGGTCCACCAAAACGATCGAGGGCGCCGCAGGCAACCTCCAGGCCACCGTCGTCGGCGCGATCAAGGACCTCATCGACTACATCAAGCCCGCTGTCACAGGCCTGATGGGGTGGATGGCCGATGCCATCGGATCCAGCGTCACCTGGATCAAGCAGCACAAGGATGAGATGCAGGCCCTCGCCATCGGCGTGAGCGTCGCTGCCGCCGCGTATGCGGGCTTCTCTATCATCCCCACGGTCATCGGCTGGATCAAGGGTCTCACCATGGTCCAGCACGGCCTGAACGCGGCGTTCAAGGCCAACCCCATCGGATTCGTCGTCACCGCGATCGCCTTGTTGGTCACCGGCTTGGTGCTCCTGTACAAGAAAAACGAGGCCTTCCGCCTCAAGGTGCAGGAGCTCGGCAGGACTGTCGTCGAGATCTGGCAGCAGCACATTCAGCCGGCCATCTCGGCTGTCTGGGAGTGGATCTCCGGGACCCTGCTTCCTGGTATCCAGTCGGTCTGGAATCTCCTGACGAAGGGTGACTTTGACGGGAACCTGTTCGGCTTGGAGGAGGACTCCGCCGTCGTCGGCTTCCTCCTCAATGTCCGCGACACCGCGATCGAGGTATGGGGATGGCTATCCGGCACTCTTATCCCCGGCATCCAGTCGATCTGGAGTCTCCTGACGAAGGGTGACTTTGACGGGAACCTGTTCGGCTTGGAGGAGGACTCCGCGTTCGTCGACTTTCTCCTGACCTTGCGGGAGGGGGCTATCGCGACCGGGGAGGCGATCTCAAACGCCTGGACCAACGTCATCCAGCCGGCCCTGTCTGATCTCTGGTCGTGGGTCACGGGGACGCTGGCGCCGGCGTTGACGGACTTCTGGACCGGTGTAGTTCAGCCGCTCTGGAACGGGTTCGCCACCGTGGTCTCCACGGCATGGACGAGCGTCATCTCGCCAGCGCTGAGCGGCCTGTGGTCGTTCATCTCGAACGTACTGATCCCGGCGCTCCAGTTCCTCTGGGTGAACGTGGTTCAGCCGGTCTGGAACGGGTTCGCCACCGTGGTCTCCACGGCCTGGAACTCGGTGATCTACCCAGCCCTGTCCGCCCTGTGGGGGTGGCTGACGACATCCCTGGTGCCGGCGCTCCAGGGGCTGTGGAACACGGTACAGCCCGTCTGGCAGTCGATATCCTCGGTGATCTCAGACGCCTGGAACTCGGTGATCTACCCGGCCCTGTCGACGTTTTGGGGGTGGGTCAAGAGCACGCTGGGACCCGCACTCCAGGAGTTCTGGACCACTGTGGTCCAGCCGGTGTGGACGTCCGTCTCCAATTTCATTGCCTCGGCCTGGACGAACGTCATCCAGCCGGCCCTGTCGGCCCTGTGGTCGTTCATCACCGGGGTGCTGGTGCCGATCATCCAGTTCCTGTGGGCCAACGTAGTCCAGCCGGTCTTCCAGCTCATCGGCGCGGCGATCCAGACCGCGTGGGAGTGGGTCATCAAGCCCACGCTCATGGGCTTGTGGACGTTCATCTCAGTCGTCCTGGCCCCGATCTTCATGTTCCTGTGGAACAACGTCGTCAAGCCGGTCTGGCAGGGGATCTCCACGACCATCTCCACGGTCGTGAACTTCCTGGCCGACAGCGTTTTCCCGAAGATCAAGACCGCGATCGACAACGCCAAGTCCGGCTTCGAGACCTTCAAGTCGGGCGTGCAGACCGCGATGAACGCCATCAAGGGCGCCGCAGCGGTACCGATCAATTTCGTTATAAACACGGTCTACCGGGACGGTATCAAGAAGGCGTTCGACACGATCGCCGAGAAGGTCGGCTTGTCTTTGCGCCTGCCGAGCGTCAGTGCGATCCCGGGGTACGCATCGGGCGGCCAGTGGCAGACCATGACGCCCGGGTACACCCCGGGCAAGGATGTGTTCCATTTCTTCTCCCCCGACGGCGGTGGAGCTCTCCGCCTATCGGGCGGTGAGGGGATCATCCGCCCGGACTCGCTGCGAGCCCTGGGCGGCAAAGAGTGGCTGGACCGGGTCAACGCCTCCCGGGGCAAGGGCCTGGCCAATGTCGGTGACACCGGTACGAGGCGCGGGCAGGTCGCCTTCGCCAAGGGCGGCATCTGGGACCGGGTCAAGGGATCCGTGTCCTCCTCGGTCAACTGGGTGAAGAACACGGCCTCGGCGGTCGCGGATATCGTCTCCGACCCGGTCGGCGCGATCACCGACCTGGTGATCTCCCCGGCCAAGGAGCTCCTCAAGTCCGCTGGCTCCAGCTTCTGGGCACAGACGGCCGCCGCGATGCCGCCCCTGTGGTTCGAGTCACTGAAGAACATCTTCAAGTCCAAGACCGAGGAGGCCGGCCTGTCCGGCGGTGCAGGCCTGGTCGGCGCGGCCCGCAGGGCGATCGGCGTGCCCTACGTCTGGGGTGGCAGCTCGATCCCACCGGGCCTGGACTGCAGCGGCCTTGTCTACTGGGCCGCGCAGCAGCTCGGCCTGGGCTGGCCGAGGCTGACGGCGGCCGGCTACCAGTCCGGGTCGACACCGATCTCCTGGAACGCGGCCGTGCCCGGAGACCTCCTGTTCTGGGGCTCTCCGGCGCACCACGTCGCCATCTACGCCGGTGGCGGCAAGATGGTCGAGGAGCCCAGGGAGGGGCTGTCCGGCCGGGAGATCTCCATCTGGGGCTCACCCACAGTCGGACGCTACGGCGGTGCCCGGAAGTACGACGCTGGCGGTTGGCTGCCCCAGGGTGTGACCACCGCGGTCAACCAGACCCGCAGCCGGGAGGCGATCCTCACCGCAAGGCAGTGGTCGGACGTCTCTGCTCTCGCTGCTCAGGGCGCCTCGAACGACGCTCTGCTGGCAGGCCTGGACGGAGCTGAGATCCGCCTCGTCGTTGACGACTCCACGGCACTGGACGCCCATGTCGAGGTCGTCGCCGCCGGGGTGCTGGACCGCCGCGCACGGACTCTGGGAAGGGGACGCCGCTGATGACCCGTACGAACCTCCTGCCCAACGGGGCATTCGGCACACTGACCGGATGGGTCGCGCAGCAGGCGGCGATCTCCGCGGACTCCGGGAGGATGCGTGTGGTCCCGTCGTCGGGCTCGTGGACGGTGTCCTCGACCCCGGCGACGGTGTCCCCGGGCCAGTGGGTGTCCCTGGCTGCGGATGTCACCACCGGCCAGGCGCCGGTGGACCTGTGCCTACGGTTCACGGGCGCGGACGCCCCGATGCCCAGGGCGTCAGCTCCGACCAGAAGCGACGACCGTGTCGTTGTGACAGCACAGGCTCCGGCCGGCGCTACCGCAGTGCAGGCCGTCCTGGCCGCTTCGCCCGGTGGGGCTGGCGCAGATACCCAGACCTTCTGGGTCGACAACGCCATCCTGCAGGTCGGCGGCACCGCCGGGGACGTATCGGACACGTCCTTCTTCGACGGCGATACCCCGCCGGTCCGTGTTGGCGACACTGGCCAGGCACTGGTCCATTCCTGGACCGGCGTCCCAGGAGGCTCCGCCTCGCGCGAGGAGGTTGGTAACTGGCCGATCCGAACGCTGACGGCGATCATCCCCGCCGGCGACGGCCCGGTCGTGCAGGTGGTCGTGCCGGGGTTTCTCGCGCGCTCGGGGACTCCGGTAAAGGTCACCGGCCACACGCCGACTGGCTTCTCCTGGACGGTGCGCGGCAGTGGCCGCATGGGCCAGGACTCTCAACTGGTGCTCGGGGACGCGCTCGCGCCCGTCAACACACCGCTGACGTACCGCATGGTGCAGTCTTGGGATGGGCAGACGGTTGAGTCGACTCCGGTGACGCGTCCGTGGTCGGGGCGATCCTTGATGACCGACGTCATCGGTGGTAGTCGCCTGGACCTGATCTGGCAGGGGGATGACGCGCGCGCTCCGGACCAGCGGATCACCGCTCATGAGATCCCGGGCCGCGCGACCCCGGTGATGGTCTTCGCCCCGGTCATGGGGGCGGGCACGGTCTCGCTGACGGCCCGCACGAGCGGGGCGCACACGCAGGAGATGGCGGCTCTGGCGTCCCGCCCGACCGTCGTGCTCCTATTCCACAACCCCGCCCGTTGCTTCCAGTGCCGCCGCGGGGCCTGCGACGTGCCGCTGACAACGGTCATGGCCCTGACCTCAGTGTCCCAGGCCCTCACACCGCGCCAGGACCAGGCGGAGCGGGCCTGGAGCATCAAGGGCACCATCTGCTCGATCCCGGAGCCCCAACGCATCGTCGGGGTATCCGACTGGGACGACTTCGACGCCGTGGGCCTGACCTGGGTCCGCCTCGACGCCATGGGCCTGACCTGGGACGAATTCGACGCCACGATCTGGCAGGAGGTCCGCTAACCAATGCTCCAGCGCCCAGAGATCCCCGCCGACGTCACCAACCACGCGTACTCCTGGGAGGCGCGCGTGGACTCATGGCTCGGCGGGGACTGGCTGGGGGGCGGCCCCGCCCCGGCCCGGGCCGGCCCCCGGGTCGGCC